TAATAAACGCATCATCCGTATCTTCAACGAAACCATCAGTAGTTGAAGCTTCAGTAGAAACTGTTTTGTTTTTTAAATTGTATTTTGGTTTAAAAAACAAAATAAAGAAAGCTCCAACTAACAATATTGTTAGAATTGTGAGAAGCATTTTTATTTACTGTATACGGATATTATTTACGCGGATTCCTCCTCCTCTTCTTCCTTGACTTCCCCGAGCTTACCAGCCTCAGCTTCGCGCTTCTTCTGGCGTTCGGCGATCTCATCAGCCACAATCTTGTCAGCCTCCTTAATGAGTTCTTCCATGGGTGTGTCGGGCTTCTCCTTCTTGAGGCGCTCGAGTACCTCAGCTGGGTGAGGGATGGGCGCCTCATCGGGCTTGTTGTAGTAGGTGGAATTATCATCCCCGGGTGTAAACTTACTAGTCATACCCTGCTTACGCTCGTTGAACAGGCGAGCAGCCTGGGCCTGGTTCTCCTTGTACCCAGTCATGATTTCCTCAAGCTTGTCATTTGTGTAATGCACATCCTCAATCTTTTCGGCATCAGGTGGGATGAGGAGCCACTTGTACATGTCGACTACGTAGATATCGAATGTAGCATCCTCCTTCTGAAGACGCTTGGCATGATTCGCCGCCTCATCACGGGTAGCGAAAGCTCCACGAATCTTAATACCAAACTTGTCATTCTTCTGGGGGCACTCGGGACCAACAATGGAAAGACACGCGAACACCTGGCCAGGTACAGTAGTGTAATCTTGTTCAAGAGACATTATATCAATTTTAGAACTTAAAACTTTAAGCTACTATTTACATAATATGCATGAGTACTGGGATAAACAACCCGTTCCTCGAGAAGACACTACACCTGGTGAAATTGAGAAAACACGAGATGTTTCAAAAAAGACTACAAAACTTCCAGATGGTTTCGTATGGTCCTCATGTAGTCTGAAAGAAGCTTGTGAATTCTTAAATTCTCATTATGTATCTGATGGAGTATTTCGACTGTGTCATACCGTTGAGGCTTTGAAATGGTCGATGGATGAGTATGCTGTTATTCGTAAAAAGGATACAAACCAAATCATTGGGTACATAACAAGTTCAAATATTGACACCAATGTTGACACGAATATGTTGAAAATGGTTCATATCAGTTTCTTGTGTGTTCATGGTGAGTATAGAAAATTTGGATTTGCTCCAATTCTTATATCTGAAATCAAACGACGTGCAAACAAGAAGGATGTATGGCAGGCTATATACACTGTCCACACGAAACTACCAACCCCAATTACCAAATCTTATATGTGGCATCGCCATTTAAACACGGAAGCGCTCATCAAAAATAAATTTTGTCAAGTGGACCGTACCCGTAAAAACTTTTATCAGATCCGTGGTTCGTGTAAGAATGTTTGGCGAAAAATGACCTCTGAAGATATCCCCAGAGTGACTAAGATTTTACAGGAATACAATGAGAAGTTTAGAATTGCCCCGGTCATAAACGAGGAATACGTAAAACGACGGGTGTTGCCAATTTACTCATTCGTGAATGACGAAAACGATGATTTTATATCATTCTATGCAGCTCCATATGAACGTATCGACGGTTTAGGTACCGTTGAACAGGTGTATAGGTATTACGTAGTGGGAGATGTATACGACGATGCATTCATCATAGCTAAGAATTTAGGGTACCACATTTTCAATAGCCCCGAAGTGGGTATGACTGTAGAAAGTTTGGAAAAGTTGAAATTTATGAAGGGTAATTACGTGTATTACTATATGTTCAACTGGCACCTAAAGGAGATGATTGAACCCAAAGAAATCAATCTTATCATTCCCTGATTTTGGTTGAAATGAACCTAAGACATCCTCAATAATTTCAAATTAAAGTTTTCCGTTCTTTTCTACACATGGAAGAGATTCGAAAGAATCACAACGAAGCAAAGAGAAATCTTATTCAGTCTGTATCCCAAAAGGGTCAGCATATTCTCGATGTAGGTTGTGGTTTTGGTGGAGACCTTCAAAAATGGCACAAGTGTGGGGTGAACATTAACATGTGCGACCCAGAGCCATCAGCCCTAGAAGAGGCTCGTGGACGTGCAAAAAATATGCACATGCGTGTAAATTTCTATGAAGGTGATATTTGCAACTGCCCAAAAAGAAAGTTTGATACGATTTGTTTTAATTTTTCATTGCACTATATTTTTGCATCAAGAGAATTATTCTTCACTTCAATCCATGAAATTAGAAAACGAATAAAACCCGGTGGACTCCTCATTGGTATCATACCAGATTCGGAAAAGATTATATTCAAAACCCCCTTATTAGATGACAGTGGCAACTTCTTCAAACTAAAAGACCATGGTAATGGTGGATTTGGTGAAAAGTTGTTTGTGAATCTAGTCGATACACCCTATTATGCAGATGGACCAAAGTCAGAGCCAGTGGCATTCAAAGACCTTTTGATAACACACCTAGAAGAGTTGGGGTTCAAATTACAACTTTGGGAGGGACTCACAGGAAATCCAATCTCAGAATTGTATAGTAAATTTATCTTTGTATATAAGAAATGATAGCGTTCATTCTATTATTAGTCCTTTCTTTGGTGGTTCTTTATCAAACGAGAGAACCCCAGGAACTTGTTGAGGTAAAAGAAAAGTATAGCATTCTCAGAGAACATCTCAAAGACACCAAAAATGAAAAGTTCAAAATGCTTTGCCGATCCATTCCTCTCACAGGTATGAAAAAAATGAATGGTTCTGTAGGGTCAAATACGAATAAAGGTGGTGAGATCGTTGTGTGTCTAGATGGAAATACGAATCAGATTTTCCATGTTTTGATTCATGAACTGGCACATTCCACGGTTGAGGAATATTCTCATTCCCCTGAATTCTGGGACAATTATGTCGAGCTTCGGGACATATGTGTACATTTGGGTATCTATCAACAAATACCAGAAAGGACTAAATTCTGCGGTCAGCACATCCAGGATAAATAATCTCACACTAGTTTAAATGAAGACACCAGTAAACATTTTACTTACTGCCATTGCGTACTGGCTGGCTCTGTATGCTGTAACACTCGTACCCCTCATATCTAAGAATTACTATCTGAATCTCATTTGGATGACTGTGCTGATACCAAACGTCATTCGTTTTGCGATCGGCAACATCCCCCGTCTCGCTGTGGATAGGATCTTCTTCCTTTCGGCTACATTCATTGCGTTAATTGCTACTTTCTTTATTAACCAGATTTCTAAAGAGACTAAGAATGCTATTACTGACCATACAAGTGGCACTAACGAGAAGCTTAAATTGAGCGCCTTGTTAGCGGGGACATTCACTATTGGTGTACTCGCAACGTATTATTCGGGTATTGATAACTCGATTTACAGTAATATGGGCTGGGAAAGACCTGTTTAAGGTTTGATGATGTAATCCTTCATGATGAAGAATACGACACCCGCCACGGCACCTGTGGTCGCGAGGCCAACCATACTTCTACCCCCCTGTTCGTTAAGGAACTTGGGGATAGAGGTCGCCAACTTGTCTTGAACAGGCTTGCTGACAGCGAGAGCAGCACAGGCCGCAACAAAGAGAGCAGTCATTTGCTCGTCAGTGAGGTTAAGGGGGTTCTTGCTCTCGGGCTTCTCAGCCTGGCCGTTGGAAGCGTGCATTCCCTGGGGTTGGGGAGCAGTCATCTGAGGCATCATACCCTGCATACGGGGTTCATCGGTCATCTGGGGTGGCTCCATCATAATATCATTAATAGGTGTAGAATCCATCGTCGTCTCTTTACTTTGGCTCACATTTTTTTCAGGTTGATTCGCCACAAAAGATGTCGAAGGTTTATCCGTTATAGGAACCATTCCCTCCCCATCATCCGATAAATTCATGGTAGTCATTCGATCTGAAGCCATTTAATATACCCATAGTTTTTTGAACAATTATCGAGACGCACTTATTTCCTCTTGGTGATTGTGAGAGCAGTCTTTTTAGTAGCCTTCTTTGCATCCTGTTCCTTTTGGTCCATATGTTTGGGGTTATACATCTTTTGATGAAGTTTCCATAGGTCTGGACCACCCACCCTGAAGTTTTTCCTTAGACTCGCTTTGTACCAGAATACACAATCCTGTATCCTGTTAGATTTTACTGTATTATCTAACACGAGGCATTCATAATTCTCAGTACAGGCATCC